TACTTCTATTACCGCAAGTCCTGTTGGTTATTCTGGTGGTGGCGGTGCAAGCGGACTAAATGCTGGCGCACAACAAGCAACAGCAGGAGCTGCTAGTCCTTGTGGCTCAGGAACTGCCGGAGCTGCATCAAATACACCTTCTGCAGCAGGAGCTGTAAATAGAGGCGGTGGAACAGGCGGTGCTTTTGGTCCTGGTCCTTCAAGTATTAGTGGAAACGGTGGTTCAGGTATTGTGGTAATAAGGTATAAATATCAATAATATTTATGTATTGTTTAAGAATTAATTTTAATATATAAGGAGAAAATTATGGCACACTTTGCAAAACTCGGAGCTAATGGAAAAGTTATTCAAGTATTGACACTTGATAACAAAGACATGCTTAATGCTGATGGCGTTGAGGACGAATCAGTAGGACAACAACATTTAGAGATACATAATAATTGGCCTGCACAAATGTGGATTCAAACTTCATACAATACTATAAGTAACACACATTCATCTGGTGATAACTCAAAAGCATTTCGAGGTAATTACGCAGGTATCGGACATGTTTGGGACGAAGATAATAATATGTTTTTTCCTAAAAAACCTTATGCATCTTGGGTAAAAAATACTACAACTGCTAGTTGGGATTCGCCGATCGGTGATGCTCCAGCATTAACTGCAGAACAAGAATCACAAAATACAGCAGATACTCATTCTTGGAGTTACGTTTGGAATGAAGCTAATCAATCTTGGGACTTGACAGATAACAAAGCATAAATTAAAAAGGTATGTGGTATGCACAAGAAAGTATTATCTGAAATAGATTTACATTACGGCAAAGTAAATATGCCAAAAGGTTTTGAAATAGACCTAGAAAAACTTCAATCCGATATTTTATCTTCAAACCTTAAAAATTCTACGTTTCCATTTTCAAAAGAATGGGATAAATTAAATACCTATATGCGAGAGCATATAAATGTGGAGTATGGTTTTACTTTAATTAATAAAGAAACGTGGGGAAATACTTATAAACCTAAAGAAATTTCAATTCCTTTATTAAATATTGATTCTGTAGACCTTAAAAATTCTGCAGACTATACTTTTCTTTATGGAGTAAATGTTAAAGATTGTAGTGTTAGAATACATTATGACCAAAACAGAAGAGCGGGAAGAAGTTGGGATATATCATTAAAAAATAATAACTTTATAATGTTTCCTTCTACCCAGATGTATTACATAACTAACAATCAAAAAGATTCTTTAAACTTTGTACAAACAATAACTTATGAATATATATAAAAATTTTTTATCCAACTCAGAGTTTAAAAAAATTAAATTTAAAATGATGTCTAGTGATATGCCTTGGTTTTTTAACGAAGGAGTAAATAAAGAAAAAGATGGTTTTTATCAGTTTACGTTTTTATTTTGGAACGACAAAGGAATTAATTGTACACAAGAATTTATAGATCTTATACAACCTATTTTATCAAAATTAAAATATAAAAAATTAAATGCAGTAAAAGCTAATTTATTATTACAAACAAATAAAAAAATTGAACATGGTTTTCATACAGATCAACCTGTAGGAACTACAAGTATTTTTTACATAAATAATTGTAATGGTTATACTAAATTTAAAAATGGTAAAAAAATAATAAGTGAAGAAAATAAATTAATTAAATTTAATTCTGCACTAGAACACACAGGTTCTTCTTGTACCGATAAAACAAGAAGAGTGGTTATAAACTTTAATTATCAATGAATTTATCTAATCATTTTTGGTATTTTACTTCAGCTTTAACTCCTAAGTTCTGTGATGAGGTTATTAAATATGCGTTATCTAAAGAAGAAACTATAGCTCGAATTGGAGAATTTGATAAATCAACCTTAAGTAAAGATGATATTAAAAACATACAAAGAAAAAGAAAATCTGATTTAGTATGGTTAAATGATACATGGATCTATAAAGAATTACACCCCTATGTACATCAAGCCAATAGAAACGCCGGTTGGAATTTTGAATGGGATTTTTCACAGTCGTGTCAGTTTACAAAATATAAATTACACCAATATTATGATTGGCACACTGATCCTGGGGATAAACCTTACCAAAAAAAAGATCCTAACCATCCCGACCATGGTAAAGTTAGAAAATTATCTATGACTTGTCAATTAACAGACGGCTCTGAATACACTGGCGGAGAATTAGAATTTGATTTTAGAAATTATGATCCTCATATGAGAGATGAAAGTAAACATGTAAGAAGCGTACCTGAAATATTACCTAAAGGCTCTATCGTAGTATTTCCTTCACACCTTTGGCATAGAGTCAAACCGGTAACGAGAGGAACAAGATACTCACTTGTCGTATGGCATTTAGGATATCCATTTAAATAGTATGTTTATTTACCAAGACGTCATAAATAAAAAAACATGTGAAGAATTAATTAATTATTATGAAAAAAGTAATAATAAAAAATTTTTAAACAATTATAAAACAAAAATGACACAAGTATCTATAGATTTATCAGACCCGCAATTAAATAATTATATTAAACAATTAAATAAAATTTTAAAAAAGTATAAGAAAAAATATGCTTATGTAGATATAGGTCAAGAAGCTTGGAATTTATATCCTATTATAAAAATACAAAAATATGAGCCCAATGAATATTATTTTAGATGGCATTGTGAAGCGATTGGAAACGAAGAAACTATAAAAAGAATGTTAGTTTTTACAACTTACTTAAATGATGTAAAAAAAGGTGGAGAAACACAATTTTTATATCAAAGAAAAAAAATTAAACCTTTACAAGGTAAAACAGTTTTATTTCCGTCTTTTTGGACGCACACCCATAAAGGTAATAAAACAACAGAAACTAAATATATAATAACAGGATGGTATACTTATGTACATTAACAATTATTTTTCAACAACAATATGGTCTGAGAACAAACCAGATTTTATTAAATCTTTAAACAAAGCTAGCGATCCATATATTAAAGAAGCTAAAAAAAATAAGGAAGCTAAAGCTCATCTTAAAGCTCATGGGGATTTTGGGAGAGCGTGGCATTCAACTCAATTACTAGGTGACACACAGTTTATGGATTTTAGAAATTATGTGGGTGAAAAATGTTGGGAATTTTTAGATCATTCAGGATTTGATATGAGTAAGTATACAACTTTCTTTGAACAAATGTGGGTGCAAGAATTTGCTAAGAAAGGTGGAGGACATCATTCAGCGCACATCCATTGGAACACACACGTTAATGGTTTTTATTTTTTAAAAGCAAGCGACAAGACTTCCGTTCCAGTTTTTCACGACCCGCGAACGGGTGCACGGACTACTACATTACACATGAAACCAGATCTTAAAGGTGTTTGGTCAGGCCACGAACAATTTCATCTTAAACCTGAACCAGGATTGCTGGTATTTTTTCCAGGATATCTACAACACGAATTTTCAGTAGACTATGGTAAAGCTCCGTTTAGATTTATTCATTTTAATATAACAGCAATATTAAAAGAGATGGCTAAAGATGTTTAAAGTAAAAAAGAATTTTTTAACACCCGAGGAATATCTTCCCTTACAAACTAGATTAGAAAGTAGTGATTTTCCTTGGTATTTTCAAAAACTATCTGTCAAGGGTGGGGATAATAAATTTGATTTTCATTTTGGCCATAACTTTTATGTAAATGATAATATTCATTCAGATGATTTTAGTTTATTAAAACCTATTATAAATAAATTAAAATGTAATTCTTTAATAAGAATTAAAGCTAATTTGACTTTAATATCTCCTACCCCTAGAAAATCAGGTCCTCACCATGATCAAAGTTTTGATTGTAAGATAGCTTTATATTATCTTAACACTAACAATGGATATACAGGTTTTGGTAAAGAAAAAGTTGAAGCTGTGGAAAACACAATAGTTTTATTTAATAACGATGTTGAACATTATTCAACTACTTGTACCAACAAACAAAAGCGTATAACTATAAATTTTAATTATGTTTAAAAAGAAAAAATACACAATTATTCGTCAAGCAATATCCAAAAAGTTAGCATCTTTTATTGCAAATTATTTTATGATGCAAAAACAAGTTTATGATACTTGTAAAGCTGCAAAATACTTTTCACCATTTGAAACTATACTTGGATCTTATGAAGATAGACAAATTCCTAATACTTACTCACACTATGCAGATATTGCTATGGAAACTTTGATGCTTAAATGTCAACCAGCTATGGAAAAAGCAACCGGACTTAAACTATATCCAGCTTATACCTATGCAAGAATATATAAAAAAGGTGATCTTCTTAAAAGACATAAAGACAGGTTTAGTTGTG